AAAGCTACGCCTGGCCAAGTCATTGCCTGGCACAGTCAAGCGGCAGAGATGGCTGCAAAGGCCATCAAGGCAGAGCTGGAACTATCAGGCGACGATCCAGATAGCAAGTTGGCAGAAAGTTTTCTGGAGCTGATCGAGCTTGCTGAAAAAGGAGCAAGTGGAAAAGATAATTGATCGCTGCCGGGAAGATCCTGTTTGGTTCGTTGAGCACATACTCGGAAATGCTCCCTGGGAGAAGCAGAAAGAGATCCTCCGAGCTGTCCGAGACCACAAATCCGTTGCCGTGGCATCCTGTCACGCAGCTGGAAAGAGCTGGATTTCAGCTCGTGCCGTGCTATGGTTTGTCTTCTGCCATCGATTATCGCGGGCCGTCACGACGGCTCCCACATTTGACCAGGTGCGAGACATCCTCTGGCAGGAAATCCGGCAGGCCCATGGATCGGCCCGATTGCCGCTGGGCGGCAAGATGCTTGAGACGCGGCTTGACCTCGGCCCGAACTGGTTTGCGACGGGCCGGAGCACAAATGATGCCAACCGATTCCAGGGGGCCCACAGCTCCAGAGGTGCTATATTCGTTGTGGCTGATGAGGCTGCTGGTATCGAGCCTGACATCTGGGTAGGCATTGATGGCATTCTCACGTCGCAGGATGCTCACCTTTTGGCCATCGGAAATCCCACAGAGAGTAGCGGCGAATTCTTTGAGATGTTCAAGCGGCCCGGCGTGGTCAAGATCCACATCTCGGCCTTTGACACTCCAAACTTTACGGCCTTCGGCATCACCTTGGATGACATCAGGAGGGGGAGCTGGAAGGCCAAGATCACCGGCGATCTTCCTGCTCCCTATCTGATCACCCCCGAATGGGTAGCTGACAAGTGGCTGAAGTGGTGCGGTGGGTCTGAGGCAGGCGAAGATAATCCGCTCTGGGTCTCTCGTGTCCTGGGAAAATTCCCCACCAAGGCGAACGATACGCTCATCCCCCTATCTTGGATCGAAGCGGCACAGATGCGCAAGCTCCCGGATGGTGAGCCTGTTGTCCTGGGTTGCGATATCGCAAGGCATGGGGCAGACGAGACCGTAATTGTGCTGCGGCGTGGGCCAGTAGCCAAGGTTCACAGGACAACTCGCCAAGAAGACACCATGCAGACGACTGGCCGGATCATATCTGCCCTGGAAGAGACGCAGGCCACCGAGGCCCGGATAGATGCTGACGGCCTGGGGGCTGGCGTCTACGACCGGCTGAACGAGCAGGGAAAGCCGGCTATCGAGATGAGGTCGGGCTTCGCCGCCACAGATCCTGAGCACTTCCTGAACGCCAGGGCCGAGTGGTTCTGGGGCCTCAGGGAGCGGTTCGAGGTCGGCGACATCGCCATAGATGGTGATGAGGACTTGGCTGCCCAGCTATCCAGTATCAAATACAAATTCACAAGCCGCGGGCAGATCCAGATCGAGAGCAAAGAAGAGATGAAGCGGCGAGGGCTGCATTCCCCCGATCGGGCAGACGCGCTCATGCTGGCGTTCGCTGCTGTGGAATCGGTATCTCCGGTGGGCTGGGGAACCTCCAGGCTGAAAGGAAGACGAGCATGAAATTCTTGGATCAACTCTTTAGGAGGCAGAAGGAAGCTGCCTCTCCGGCCATGTCCGGCTCACCTGTGGTGCGGTTCGGTCAGCCTCTGGGCTGGATAGATCGCAGCTCGGCCATCACCCCCGAGCGCATAGCAGCTAACCGATCTGTTCCCGTCGTCATGGAGTCCCTGTCTGGGCTCTCTCGATTATGCTTCTCTGGATTCGATCACGTTCTGCAGCCCATCGATTCATCCGACGACACACAGGGTCCGGCCATCGAGAAGGCCCTGGCCCAGATCCACAACCAGGAGAAGCGCATAGGCCGGATAGGAAAGGCCCGCCGGTGCGGTACGCTGGGTCTGGTCCGGGCAGCAGCCCTGGATGGCTGGTCATTCCGCCAGGCCATATCAGAGTACGCCACCATGCAGGAGGGCAACTGGCTCAACTTCGCAGAGATCCAGCACCTACCGGCTCAGAGCTTCAGCACTGCATCGGGCGTGGGCGAGGACTACCTCTCTGACAAGATCCTCCCGGGTATCATCTACGATGCCAAGCAGGATACCACACGATTCTTCCAGAGCGGCGCGGGCTGGGGCGGCCAAGCCAAGGAGCTTGACCCTGACAACCTCCTCTACATCGAGGATGTGACCGTACCGGACGATATCAGCTTCCTCAAGGTGCTCCAGCCGAGCATCGAGGCTTGGAAAGAAGTGCGGCGCTACGGCATGACTGCCGAGCGAAGGGTTGCAGTCCCAAATGAGACCGAACGGATCGACGCCAGGGACGTCGTATCCATGATCCAGGCTAAGATTCCCATCAAGATGCAGGACCTCATAGAACACTGCGATGATCTGGCTGAAAACCAGTCATATGTCAACCGAAAGGTGGCTCTTGCGGGAACGAGGATCGAGTACCCGACCATCTCTATGCCGCTCAACCCCTGGGAGGCTGACAAGTACCTCCGGGAAGAGATCATTGCCTTCTTCTTCAAACGTGATGTGCTGGAGGTAACGGCCCAGGCCATCAGCGCTACCACTGCCCCCTCAAAGACCCTGCTCGATCTGCATATCGCCTCGGAGAGAGAGCTGTGGGGCCGACCATTTGAGAACCTGTGGACACAGTGGCTAGAGTGGAATGGGTTCGAGCTGGCGGACGAGTTCGCGTGGTGGGATTGGAGCCCCGCAGATAAGGAAAAAGAGCACCAGAGGAACCTGGAAAATTATCGATCTCATGCAATCACAATCAACGAGTTTAGGCAGTTGGAGGGGTTAAATCCTCTGACTGATGAGGAGATAGCGGCTCTTGCAGCCGAGCACGCCCTGATCTTCGGAAACAAAAACAACGTCATGAACCCATCCAATACTACGGTGTAGACCATGGGCCACGCTGAGGAGCTGGAGAGGATCGAGAACAAGGCGATCGATGAGCTGAACGATCGCTTCAAGGCGAGCATCCGGAAGACCATAGAGGAAACCGACTGGTCGGATATCGAGCGGCGTCTCGCTGCCATGCAGGAGCCGGGAGACGTGGCTGACGCCGTGGCCTGGCAGGGCTACGACCCCCGGGCCTACCTGGAAGAGGAGATCTTCCCGGCTGCCTCAGAGATCTCAGCCGCCTATATCGCTGATGTGGTGGCGGCCGGCAGCTCCCTCAGCTTCACGCTCACAGATCCGAATGCCCTCAAGTGGCTCAAAGAGTACGGTGCCGAGGAGATCAAGTACATCTCCGAAAGCCAGCGCCAGGCAATCAAGGAGATCATCACCAGTGGCTACAGAGACGGCGTCACCTACCAGCAGCAGGCCAGGGAGATCCGACAGCTCATAGGCCTCGACCCTCGGTGGGCCGAGGCAGTGCAACAGATGCGGTCCAGGCTCATGGGGCGTGGCCTGATATCAGATGATGAGATCGATCGCCGGGCTGCCAAGTACGCCGCGAAGCTGCTCAACAAGCGGGCGCGGAACATTGCAGTCCAGGAGGCCACCACCGCCGGAGCACGGGCATTCTATGAGACGACTGCAGACGCCTGCAAGCGGGGCATCTTAGATCCGCACGTCTATGAGGGCTACAGGATCGTCACCGGAGACGAGCGACTCTGCCCGCAGTGCTCGGCCCTGGCAGGTGAGGGCCGGAGGCTGCCTGATGGTGCATATCAATCTTCTGGAAGCGTTACGCCGAAGCTTCACAACTTATGCCGATGCGTCGAGGGTGTCAGGGAGATCACGATGATAAAGAAGGTGATAAAGAAGGAGACGAAAGAATCTGAGATCGGATATGCCGCTGTAATTTTTGAATCCAGGGGTCTCAAGCGAAAGGGTGGAATGATACTCTGTCCGACGGTTCCGTTGGTCGAAGGTGTCTTTGCGGGTAGGGGATTCCCAGTCCTCCGAGAATACTCGGAGTTCTCAAGGGACTCTAAGTGGCTGAACGGTCTCACAGTCCTCACGAACCATGAAGATCTGACGCCTGCCGCCAGGAGGGTCGGACAGTTGACAGATATCGCCAATCGGCCAGAAGGCAAGAAGGTCACCGCCGTAACTCAGTTCTTTGAGTCCGACCTCACCCCCCGGGAGGTCGAGGCCATCATGTCCCGTAAGCCTATTCATGGATCGTTGAGATTTGCGTGCGCTCTGGACATGACGCCAGGGGAGTGGGTTAACAGCAACGGCGAGACGATCCATTATGAGGCGATCGAGCGGGGGCCGTATGTGTTTTATGAGTATTCGATGGTCCCACGCGGCATTGTTACACCAGAAGACGGAGCGGGATTCAATATGGAATGTGGAGCGTGCAAAACACAGTCTGAAGCCGATTTCACCGACAAGCCGTGGGATGGATCGGCTTCTCGATACAAAGACACCGACGCATATTGTGCTGCGTGCCTGATCGACTTGAACGAGCCTGGAAAAGACAAGATCCAGGCGAACTGTAAGCTCCCAGTCAGAGAACCTGACGGGACCTACAATAAGAACGCTATTCGCAATGCTCTGGCTCGGATTTCTCAGCTAAAAGGAGTACCTGCCAAGGAGCTGGCTGATGCCAAGAAAAAGCTGGCATCGCTCGCTAAGCAGGCCGGCATCGGCGAATCACAATCATCTGCTCCAGGAGGAGCAACCATGGAAGAAGATCTGATCAAAGAGATGATAGAAGAGGCTATCAGGCCTCTCAAGGAACAGAACGCTGCCCTGGAGCAGAAGAACGCGGCTCTCGAGGGCGAGGTACAGGCTCTGAAAGAATCCCAGAAGGCGGCACAGGATGCTGCAGTCCTGGAATCGTTTGCATCCAAGCTCAAGCCCGGATATACTGAGAAGGCCAAAGAGCTGTTCGAGGCCTACCAGAAGGATCCGGCTGGTTGGGTAGTCGAGAACGCGGATAAGTTCGTCCAGCCTGGCCAGGAGAGGAGGCTCAAAGGGTCATCCAGTACCGAAGGCGGCCAGGCATTCGATCTGCAGGCCGAACAGGATAAGCTCTGGGGGAGGGCGATCTAAATGTCAGCGCTCAAAGATACTCTGATAGACGCCGGACCGTGTGGCATAGATCCAATGGTCGCAGGCGCAAACATTGGCTTCGGTGTGGCTCTCATCAGGTCCGCTGCCGGTGTTGTGAAGGGAACGAAGGACGACAATTCCGGCGGCGTGATCGGCTTCTCAGTCCAGCCGGCCAACAACGTGGTCCTGGACTATGACGGCTTCTACGTGGCCAGCAACAAATCTGGCAAGCCTGACGTGGTCCGGGTGGCCAGGGGCGGAGCCAAGATCAATGCCCTGGTGATTGCCAAAGCCAACACATCGATCCAGGATGGAGACTACCTCGAGTGCGCGCCCCTGGGGAACGCCGCCAGCTACATCGGCGTCCTGAACGAGGCAGGCTCCAATGCGGGCGAGACGAGGGTCAACACCGCCGTTGCCCAGGCCCTGGAGGAGTGCACTATCACCAGCTCCAGCTACAAGACGCCAGCCAGTAACGTGGCCATTGGGGACTCTGCAATCACGTTCACTGCCCAGAACCTGGCCCTTCTGAACCTGTCCGAGGGCGACTACATCGTGCTCGAGGATGTAAACGGCAATGCCATGCTCAACAGGGTCAAGAGCCTGACATCCACAGTCATAACCCTGGAGCTGCCCTCGACCGTGGCTCTGACAGTATCTGACAGCGATCTCGTGTACAAGGTCTTCCAGGTGAAGGCCAGGGTCCTTTGAGGTGATTATCAATGGTAGGTGAACTCAATTACGGGGCATCAATCCCCCAGGAAGTCCTGCTCAACATGCAGAAGACCATCCTCGTCTTCCAGCAGCGGTTCAAGGACGGCTACATAGGCAGGAGCCTGGTAGAACAGAGGCCGGGGGTCTCTGCAACAGTCCGAAAGGACATTGTGCGGAAAATCGACAAGACTGCAGCTCAGGATGGCATATCAACCGCCCGGCTGAGCCTCGGCGGCACCGCTCCTGATGTGGTGGGCAGCAAGGCCAAGGACGTGCTCTTCCCCATCTACAGGATCGACAACGCAATCCTGATGAACGAGGCCGAGCTGCAGCTTGACCCCACCGCCTGGAATCGGAACGTCAGCATAGCCATGATGGAATGCCAGAGGCGCGAGAACTACACCATCATCAATGGCAACACCACCTTCGGCCTTACCGGCCTGGTAGGGGCTGCCACCGCAAACTCTCTTGGCAGCATCGTAGCATCCGGTGGGGACGGCATCATCACAATCAACAACAATGGTGCCTGGGACGGCTCCGAGACAAGCAAGACGATGGACCCCTACGACGATATCCGGGCCGCCCTGAACTTCATCGATCCGGAGCTGACTGGAACGCTGTTCCTGGCGGGCCGGCCGGCATACATGAACTACCTGCTCCAGGAGGACGACCTGGGAAAGATCTATTCAGACAAGATCGGCACCAGGATCTTCGGGAAGCAGGCGACGGACCTGTCCTGGATGATCAGGAGCGACTACTTCCCGGCAGGGTATGTCTACCTGGTGATGAAGAGCATGCAGGCTGCAGAGCTGGTGATCCCGGAGGACTACAACGTGGATGCCAACTATCCGAGGCAGCCCGGCCAGAATCAGTACGCAGAGATCGGCGGCTGGATCGGCATCGAGATCCATACCAACAACTTCATCGTGCCGATAGCGATTACCTGAGGCTAGACCATGTCTACCATTAGACCCAGAAGCATCCTAACACGGATGTCTGGAAAGGGCCTTAAAGTCGGATCTGGGATTGTTGCTGAAGTTGATCTATCCGAACTGGATAATGGCACAATCAACGTCGCAGCGGATAAAATACCTTTTGTAGATGCAGATGGTAATGGTTCCAAGATTGAGGCTGTTGCGGATTTAGTGGATGCCATTACCGGAAACGGATTGGATGATACCAGCGGGGTACAGGCTGTAAAAGCGGGGGATGCGTCCCTCGCGGTATCATCCGGTGGTGTAAAAATCAAGACCGCTGCCCTGAAGCACGTCCTGGCCGACGGCACTGCTGCTGCAACCGATGTCACTGTTGCCGGCATGGCCGTCGGAGATGAGCTCATCTCGGTTCACTCGCAGGCCACAAAGTCATCCATAGCCACCATCACCGACCGCACCAGCGAGTACATGGTGGGCGCAGGGAAGCTCGTCGAGGCGGCAGGGACCAA